CCGGTTTACATTCCGAGTAAGGCAAGAGCCGCAATCGCAACTACGCCAAGAGTGCTTACAGAAGCCGGCATACCTTTTACTCTGGCAGTGGAGAAAGAGGATGTTGCAAGTTACCGCTCTGTTTTTCCGCACGCTCGCATCCTTGAACTTCCAGAGAGCAATCGTGGATTGGCTTACTCAAGAAATGTTTGTAAAGCCGATGCACAAGCCAGAGGTGTGCCATTTCATTGGCAGATTGATGACGACATCCGCAAGGTCAAATACTCTCTAAATGCTAAAGAATATGATTTGCCCTTTGGACAGGCGATGTCTATTGCCGAAGCTTTCACGCGACAGTATGACAACATCGGCGGTATGTGTATGAGGCACTTAGCATTTTCCCGCACAGAGCGACACGATGTAGGTATGAACAAGATTGTTTATACGATTCAGTTGCTTAATACATTTACTGAACCATCTTTTAGAGGCGGTGTTATTGAGGACATAGATTACACAATGCAATTGCTTACTGCCGGCTATTCAACGATTGTATTGAATCGCCTAGTGTTTAGCGCACCAAGCACTGGCACAGAAACCGGTGGCTGTACTGAAATCGAACACGGCTTAGAGTCAAGAGAGGAAAGAGCAAGACAGACTCAGGCATATTGGCCTCACGCCTTTTCGCTGCGAAAAACTAATGTAGGTGTGCGAGTTGCACCAAGCAGAATCTGGTCAACCTTTCCTCAGACACCGGTAGAGAAAAATGTATCAGCCTAAATTTCCAATCTACATTCCCAGCAAGTCGCGCTCAGAGAGCAGCCTGACCGCGCATTTCCTAGAGAGCATCAATGTGCCTTTCCGCATCGTGGTTGAGGAACAGCAGTATGCAGATTACAACCGATTTTTTTCAGCAGAGAAGTTGCTGATTCTTGACCCTAAGTACCAAGAGGAATATGACACCTTTGATGAATTTGGTGGAGAGTTCAGCAGAGGCTCTGGTCCAGCGCGAAACTTTATTTGGGAACATTCGATGTCTGAGGGCCACGAGTTCCATTGGATTATGGATGACAACATTCAGCTGTTTGCCATTATGCAAAACAACCAGCGGATACCCGTTGGCGATGCAATGATTTTTCAAGCGATGGAAGAGTTTGTCTTGCGCTATGAGAATGTCGGTATGGCTGGACCTAACTATTGGATGTTTGCACCGAGTCGCGCAAAGTTTGCTCCATTTACTTTGAACACCCGCATCTACAGCTGCATCCTGATTCGCAACGATGTGCCTCTGCGCTGGCGCGGAAGATACAACGAGGACACAGACCTGAGCTTAAGGATGCTCAAGAACGGCTGGGCAACTGTTCTCTTTAAATCATTCCTGCAATACAAGATGACTACTCAGCAGATGGGCGGTGGAAACACAGAAGCCTTTTATTCAGACAAGGGAACATTACCGAAGTCAGAAATGCTGCGAGAGATGCACCCAGATGTCACTCAAGTAGTGTGGAGATTTAAGCGCTGGCATCATTTTGTTGATTACACGCCATTTAAGGATTTAGGGTTGATACGCAAAGCCGGTGTAGAGCTACCGGCTGAGAGTCAGTATCAGTTGCAAAAGGTAAAAAGAAACAGGCACAAAGATGGCTAATGTAGGCAGACCGCCGAAACCGGTTGAAGAAAAGCGCAGGCTTGGCAATCCTGGCAAAAGAGCGCTACCCTCTGACGCCTTAGTTGTAGCCTTGCCAGCCGCAGAAGTAATCCCTGAACCTACCAGACCGCTAGGAACATACGGCACTCAGTTCTGGGAAAGAGTTTGGCAATACGGCATTCATTGGATTAGTCCGACTACTGACTTTGAAGTAATGATGATGACCGCCGAATTAATTGACGAACGCTGGGGCTTGAGAGCAAAGGTGATGAAGTCGCTGGTAGCCGAACACACCACCTCCGAAGCTTCACGCGACAGGAGAGCGCTTAGGGAACTAGACAGACTCATAGACAGCCACCTTAGCCAGCTAGGTCTTACACCAGCGGACAGAACACGCTTAGGTTATGCAGAGGTCAAGAGAATGTCAAAGATTGCAGAGCTGAGAAAGATGTCAAATGAGTAGCTGGCCACCACGCTGGCTGACACCGGTAGCAGATGAATCCCTAGAGAGCCGGAGAGCCAAGCAAGTCATCGCGTTTATTGAGGCTTATGGTCTACAGACCAAAGACACAATCGCGGGAAAGTCTGGGACAAAACTTGAGCTAAGGGATTGGCAGACTGACTTGATTAAGCATTTGTTTGCTGAGGATGCTAACGGCAAGCTGCTTGCAAGGACAGCGCTTGTCGGGATGCCAAGAAAGAATGGCAAGAGCGCGCTGGGTTCATCCCTTGCTCTATGGTCGCTATTCCTTGGGGCGAACGGTGGTGAGGTGTATAGCTGTGCTGCCGATAAGGAACAGGCACGAATTGTTTTTGGTGACGCCAAGAGAATGATAGAGGCACACCCAGAGCTATTAGAGATGGTAAGGATATACCGCGATGCAGTAGAGGTAGTGGACAGCGGTTCAATCTACAGAGTCTTGTCATCAGAGGCTTACACGAAAGAGGGTTTGTCTCCAACCTTTGTAGTCTTTGATGAGTTACACGCAACACCTAATCCCGATTTATACAATGTTATGCAATTGGGTATGGGTGCTCGTGAAGAGCCGATGCTGCTAAGCATTACCACCGCCGGAGTCAAGACAGACAACAGCGGTAAGGATTCAACGGCATACGCTCAGTATCAGTATGGGCAAAAAGTAGCAAGAGGCGAACAGGCAGACCCGTCATTCTTTATGGCTTGGTGGGAAGCGTTGCCAGAAGCAGACCATCGTGACCCTGAAACTTGGGAAATGGCAAATCCTGGTTATGGCGATTTAAACAGCATCGAAGATTTTGAATCAATGGCTCGCCGTATTGAAGAGCCGGAGTTCAGAACCAAGCGTTGCAACCAATGGGTAAGCAGCGCGAATGCTTGGCTGCCCTCTGGTCTGTGGGAAACCCTAGAGGTCAAGAGAGACATAGACCCAGATGCCGAATTCATCCTTGGCTTTGACGGCTCATTCAACAATGACTGTACAGTTATCGTTGGCTGCCAAATCCCTAGGGATGAAGATGAGAAGCCTTATCTGTTCTTGGTTAAGGCTTGGGAGAAACAGCCACAGGATACGGATGAGTGGCGCGTTGACACTCTAGATGTCGAAAGAACAATTTTAGACTTCATACAAAAGCACCCTAAGACTCTTGAAGTTGCCTGTGACCCTTTTAGATGGCAAAGAACAATGGCAGTGCTACAGGAAGCCGGAGTCAACATTGTGGAATGGCCTACAACAAGCGTCAGGCGTATGGTGCCAGCGTGTCAGAAGTTCTACACTCAGGTAACAGAAAACCGCTTAGAACACGATGGTGACCCGTTTATGACAAGGCACTTATCCAACGCCGCAGTCAAGACCGATAACTATGGACCAAGAATTGTTAAAGAACACAGGAGCAGCTCCAAGAAGATTGACGCAGCCGTTGCTGGTATTATTGCTTTGGATAGAGCATTAGTGATAAGAGAAACCGAATCACCGCGCATACCGCAGTTTTTCATTTAAGGAAAAAGATGACAGCAACAATTATGCAAGCAGCAGGGGCAACCCTCATATCCATAGGCGCTGGGCTAGTGTTTATTCCAGCGGGTTTAATTATTGCCGGAGTCTTTGCTGTGGCTTTTGGAATTAGTTTGGAGCGAAACAATGTTGGCTAATTTCTTTCCAGAGAACAGAGCAATCAGCTATCAGGCTTTGTTTGCATCCGGCGATGACATCGAACTTGGTACTCAGTCCGGCACTCTTATCAACAGCGAGACCGCATTTAGAGTCAATGCTATCTTTAGTGCCATCTCGCTCATTAGCGATACCATTTCAACGCTACCGCTTGATGCCTTTGTTAGAGCTAATGGTGAGCGTATTGCTATGAGGCCACGCCCAAGCTGGGTGCAGAAGCCGGATGTTGATACAACTAAAGAGGCATTCTATGGCTCAATTATTGTTTCCCTGCTACTAGAGGGCAACGCTTTTATTAGGGTGTACACGCAGAACGGACAGATTGTCAATCTAAATGTCCTGAATCCCTCAAGAGTAGAAATCAAGCGCAACGGCTTAGGTCGAATTCAGTTTATGGTTGAGGGTGAAAAAGCACCGCTATCAACCGATGAAATTATTTTTATTCCAGATGTAGTCAGACCTGGTCACATCAGAGGTGTGTCAAGAATCGAAGCGCTAAAGGACAACTTTGGTTTGGCTATGGCGCTAGAGAACTATGCAGCCAGATTCTTTGGTCAGGGAGCTACCACTTCTGGCATTATTGAGTTCCCAGAAACCTTGACTTATGAGCAGAGCCAGTCACTAGCACAAGCTTTTGATTCTCGCCACCGAGGTTGGAGACAGAGCAGCAAGACCGGCATCCTGTCCGGCGGTGCTACTTACAAGCAAACATCTGTAACTAACGACCAAGCTCAGTTCCTTGATTCACGCAGGATGGCAGTTGAGGATGTAGCGAGAGCATTTAACATTCCACCAAACCTAATGGGATTGCCCGGCACAACAAGTTACGCCAGCGTTGAGCAGAACAACCTTGCTTGGGTTACTCACAGCCTAAGACCTATAATTCAGAAAATCGAAAATGCTATGTCACCGCTTCTGGCTCTATCGCCAAACGGACAGAACGCATTTCTAAAGTTCAACATTGATGGACTACTAAGAGCCGACATTAATAGCAGGATGAGTGCCTACAGCACCGGACTGCAGTCAGGCTTTCTGACTATTAATGATGTTCGCAGACTAGAGGATTTGCCAGCGCTAGATGACCCAAGCGCAGAAACAGTCCGAGTGCCTCTGGCAAATGTCAACCTAGATGCTGCACAGCTAACCGCTGAGGACAAGCGAGTGATGATGGCTGTTCGATTAGTTACTTCTGGATTTGACCCAGCTCAGGCATTGGCTGCAGTTGGCTTGCCAGACATCGCTCACACCGGTGTACCAAGCGTGCAGCTACAGGGTGTAGCTCAGATTGACCCTACTGACCCGCTGAGCGCTTACAAGGTTGACTAATGATTACTACAGGTCAGA